ACGGATCTGGGTCGGCGTCTACGGTGTGGCGGCGTTCCTGTTGGCACAGATGGCCGAGACGGTCATTCAGGCAGCGATGAGGTGAGGCGATGAGGCAGGATTTCGGCGCGCCCGAGCGCAAGTTCCAGCAGCGCGAAACGGCGCTGGTGGTGACGGACGGGCAGGTGGTGGAGGGCTATGCCAGCCTGTTCGGCAAGGCCGACCAGGGCGGGGATGTGGTGGTGCGGGGCGCCTATGCGGCCAGCCTGAAGCGGCTGGCAGCGCGGGGTGCCCGCGTCAAGATGCTGTGGCAGCACGACCCCGGCCAGCCCATCGGCGTCTGGGACGAGGTGCGCGAGGATGCGACGGGCCTGTGGGTCAAGGGGCGCATCCTGAGCCAGGTGGAGCGGGGCCGCGAAGTGGCGGCGCTGGTCCAGGCGGGGGCGATCGACGGGCTGTCGATCGGCTATCGCACGGTGAAGGCGGAACGCAACGGCAAGGGGCAGCGCCTGTTGTCGGAGCTGGAGCTTTGGGAGGTGTCGCTGGTGACCTTCCCGATGCTTCCCGAGGCGCGGGTCGCGGCCAAGGCTGAGGCTTTGGACGACGGCTGGCGCGACATGGCGGCGGTCTTCGAGGACGCGCGCCGCGAGTTGGCCGGGCGGTGATCCGGGCAGCTTGAACCATCCCCCCACCCCCATCCCCTCCCCACGCGGGGGAGGGGAGGCGCGGGCAGGCCGCGTCGGGCTTTAGCTTCAACCAAAGAGGACCACAGATGACCGAGATGAAGTCTCGGGCCGGGGAAGGTTTGTCCCCCGCCCCTACGCCGGCCGCGGAGGCGAAGGCCGCCATGGCCGGTTTCCTGAAAGAATTCAGCACCTTTCAGGACGAAGTGAAATCCACGCTGAAACATCAGGAAGAGCGACTGACCATGCTGAACGCAAAGACGATGGCCTATGGCCGCCCCGCACTTTCGGCCCGGGCGGAGGTGGAGATCCCGCATCAGAAGGCGTTCAACGCCTATCTGCGCACGGGCGACGACGATGGCCTGCGCGGCCTGACCCTGGAAGGCAAGGCGCTGTCAACCGCCGTTGCCGCCGACGGGGGCTATCTGGTCGATCCGCAGACGGCGGAGCGCATCCAGTCGCTGCTGCTGTCGACCTCGTCCCTGCGGTCGGTGGCGAATGTGGTGCAGGTCGAGGCGACCTCGTTCGACGTGATCGTGGACCGGTCCGAGGTCGGTTCGGGCTGGGCGACCGAGACGGCGGCACAGACCGAGACCGCGACGCCGATCATCGAGCGCATCTCGATCAAGCTGCACGAGCTGGCGGCGATGCCGAAGGCCAGCCAGCGGCTGCTGGACGACAGCGCCTTTGACGTGGAGGGCTGGCTGGCCGAGAAGATCGCCACCCGCTTCATCCGCGCCGAGGCGGCGGCCTTCATCAACGGCGATGGTGTGGACAAGCCGAGGGGCATCCTTCTGCCGACCAAGGTGGCCAACGCGTCCTGGGCCTGGGGGAACATCGGATACATCCCCACGGGGGCCGCAGCGGACTTTCTGGCGGCGAACCCGGCGGATTGCATCGTGAACCTGGTCTATGCGCTGGGCGCGGATTACCGGGCGAATGCGGCCTTCGTGATGAATTCGAAGACCGTGGGCGCGGTGCGCAAGATGAAGGATGCCGACGGCCGCTTCCTGTGGTCGGACGGTCTGGCAGCGGGCGAGCCGTCGCGGCTGATGGGCTATCCGGTGCTGGTCAGCGAGGACATGCCGGATGTGGCGGCGAACAGCTTCCCCATCGCCTTCGGCGACTTCCGGTCGGCATATACCATCGCGGAACGCCCCGACATGCGCATCCTGCGCGACCCGTTCAGCGCCAAGCCGAACGTCCTGTTCTACGCCAACAAGCGCGTGGGCGGCGACATCACCGACTTTGCGGCGATCAAGCTGCTGCGCGTCGCGGTGTCGTGACGCCCTGGCCCGGCCCCCTGACGGGGGCCGGGCTTTCGCCGTGCAATTCCACAAGGCCCGGCCTCGGGCGGAGAGCTGACCATGATGTTGACCGAAGAGACCCCGGTGCCGCAGGCGGCCCTGCCGGTGGAGGAGCTGAAGGACCATCTGCGGATGGGGTCTGGCTTTGCCGATGACGGGCTGCAGGACGGGCTGATCGAGGCCTATCTGCGCGCGGCGATGGCCGCGATCGAGGGGCGGATCGGCAAGATGCTGTACCGCCGCCGGTTCCTGTGGGTGCTGGACTGCTGGCGCGACGCCGAGCAGGCCTTTCCGGTGTCGCCCGTCAGCGCGGTCGTGAGCCTGACGCTGGTCGATGCGGCGGGGGGCGAGGTCGTGGTGCCGGGCGGGGCCTACCGGCTGGTGCCGGACCTGCACCGCCCGCGGCTGGTGGGCCGGGGTGGCGCGCTGCCGGGTATCCCGACCGAGGGGATGGCGAAGGTGGTGTTCGAGGCGGGCTTCGGGCCGGGCTGGACCGATGTGCCGGTGGACCTGCGCCAGGCGGTGCTTCTGCTGGCCAGCGAATACTATGAACATCGCCATGACGACGGGGCGCAGGCCTCGGGCCTGCCGTTCGGCGTGGTGACGCTGATCGAGCGCTGGCGGAACGTGCGGCTTCTGGGGGGCAAGGCATGAACGCGCCGCATCTGAACCGGGCGCTGGTGCTGGAGGGCGTGCAGCGCACCCCCGACGGGGCAGGCGGCTTCACCGAGGCCTGGACGGCGCTTGGCACGCTGTGGGCCGAGGTCCGGCCCGGATCGGGCAGCGACACCCTGGGCGAGGAGCGGATGCTGTCGGCGGTGCCCTACCGGATCACGGTGCGGGGTGCGCCAGGCGGGTCGGCCTTGCGGCCCCGGGCGGGGCAGCGGTTCCGGGACGGCGCGCGGCTGTTCTGGATCCAGGCGGTGACGGAGCGTGACCCGCAGGGCCGCTTCCTGACCTGTTTCTCGCGCGAGGAGGTTCCGAAATGAGTTATGCTGCAGCGCCCGCCCTGCAAGGCGCGGTCTATCAGGTGCTGACGGCGGCCCCGGCCCTGGCCGGGGTGGCGATCCATGATGCCGTGCCGCCCAATGCGACGGGGACCTTCGTGCTGATCGGCCCGGAGGAGGCGCGCGACCAGTCCGACAAGTCCGGCGCGGGGGCCGAGCATCAGCTGGTGATCAGCGTGATCACGGACGCCACCGGGTTCCTGTCGATCAAGACCATCGCCGCCGACATCTCGGACGCGCTGGTCGGCGCGCCCCTGGCCCTGGCCCGGGGGCGACTGGTGAGCCTTTTCTTCCTGCGGGCGACCGCGCGGCGGATCGAGGAGGGCGAGACGCGGCGGATCGACCTGACCTTCCGCGCGCGGGTGCAGTTGTAGCCGCCCCCCTCACCCCCGGCCCCTCTGCCCAAGTGGGAGAGGGGGGCGCGGAATGACATCTTTCATCCTTTGACGGAGAACTGACATGGCTGTGCAAAGCGGCAAGGATCTGCTGATCAAGATCGACCAGACGGGGGACGGCCAATTCGTCACCATCGCGGGGCTGCGGGCCACGCGGATCAGTTTCAACACGGAATCGGTCGACGTCACCAGCCTGGAAAGCCAGGGCGGCTGGCGCGAGCTTCTGGCCGGGGCGGGGGTCAAGTCGGCCTCGATCTCGGGCTCGGGCGTGTTTCGGGACGAGAACACGGACGAACGCGCGCGGCAGGTGTTCTTCAACGGCGAGATCCCGGAGTTCCAAGTGGTGATCCCCAGTTTCGGGGTGATCGAGGGGCCGTTCCAGATCACCAGCATCGAATATGCGGGCAGCCACAACGACGAGGCGACCTATGAGATGGCCATGGCCTCGGCGGGTGCCCTGACCTTCACGGCCCTTTGACATGGCGAACCCCTGGGCAGGTGAGGTGGCGATCTGGCTGGACGGCCAGCGCCATGTGGCAAAGCTGACGCTGGGCGCGCTGGCCGAACTGGAAGAGGCGCTGGAGACGGGGTCGCTGATCGACCTGGTGCAGCGGTTCGAGGAGCGGCGGTTTTCGACGCGCGACGTGCTGGCGCTGATCGTCGCGGGGCTGCGAGGCGGCGGCTGGCAGGGCACGGCGGCCGACCTGCTGCGCGTCGAGATCGGCGGCGGGCCGGTCGAGGCGGCGCGGGCGGCGGCGGAGCTGCTGGCGCGGGCCTTCGCGCTGCCGGGCGAGCCATGAGCGACGGGATCGACTGGCGCGGGCTGATGCAGGCGGGCCTGCATGGGTTGGGCCTGGAGCCCGGCGTCTTCTGGCGGCTGACGCCGGTGGAACTGCGGATCATGCTGGGGCGGGAGGGTCTGGTCCCGCCCCTGACGCGCGCGCGGCTGGCGGAACTGGCCGCCGCGTTTCCCGATACACGGAAGGATCAGGGCGATGGCGGATATCGGAACGATGCAGGAGCAGCTTCAGGCGCTTGAGGCGCAGCTGGGGTCATCCGTGTCGATGGTGGCGGCGTTTGATGGGGAACTCGCCCGGATGCGGGAAACCATGATCTTCACTGGCCGCGAGGTGAACACGCTGTCGAGCGGGATCAGCGGGGGGCTGCGGAAGGCTTTTGACGGGCTGATCTTCGACGGGATGAAGCTGAACGACGCGCTGAAGACTGTGGCGAACACCATCGTCGACACGGTCTATCAGATCGCGATGCGCCCGGTGACGAACGCGCTGGGCGGCTTTCTGGCGCAGGGGCTGGGCTCTGTGATGGGGGCGGGCATGCCCTTTGCCCAGGGCGGAGCCTTCGCCCAGGGCCGGGTCATGCCCTTTGCCAAGGGCGGCATCGTTTCGGCGCCGACCAGCTTTCCGATGCGGGGCGGGCGCGGGCTGATG